GTATTTATTTACCACAATTTTGGTAAATGAAAACTATGAAATCATTGATGGACAGCACCGCTTTGAAGTTATCAGAGTACTTGGACTGCCATTGCATTACATTATTTGTGAAAACTACGGATTGCCGGAAGTACAAATTTTAAATCAAAATTCAAAAACTTGGAATTCAGATGACTATCTTGAAGGCTATTGCAAACTTGGTTACAATGAATATTTAAAATATAGGCAATTTAAAGAAACTTATGATTTCGGTCATAGTGAATGCCAAATGTTATTAACCGGAGTACAGCAAGGTAGTGGTAAAAGAGCAAGTAATGCATCAACATTTTTTTCAGGTGAATTTAAAATATTGGATTATGATAATGCGTGTTCTATTGCAGATAAAATTCTTCTTATATCACCATATTATGAAGGCATCAAAAGAAAAACTTTTATTGTTGCAATGGTTCAATTATTAAAAAATCCAAATTTTGAATTTACTGAATTTTTACAAAGATTGAAACTACAACCTACTGCTTTAATTGATTGTGTAAATAATTATCAATATATTTCATTAATTGAGGAAATATACAACTATCGCAGGCGTGAAAAGGTTAATCTTAGGTACTAAAATTATGGTGGTTTGTCAGTCGGCTTCCGGGTCGGCTGGCATTACTGCTAACGGAATGCAGCTATGCGCTCGTTTTAATGGCGCATAGGTGCTGTTATAAGCTGGCTGCGTATTATCAACCGAGAAACTTAATTTTGAAAACGAAACAGAAAAATAAAAAATAAAGCGATGGCAAAAAAAAATAGAAACAACATAGAAAATGAAATAGACCATAAATTAAGTGATTTGTATAGAAGATATTTCTTCAATAGGGATATGGGGGATATGTCAAGAGCAAATTATTGGTTAAGCAGAATTAAAGAATACGAACAATTAAACAACATAAAAAATGGAAACAACATTGCAGAAACTAATTAAACAAATAGACGATTTAATTAGAGATGAACAAACAAACGGTGGGGATTGGGTCATCCCCTTTCAAAATGTAAAACATAAAGCCGAATTGTTACTTAAAGATGAAAAGATAGAGCATCAAGACACTTGGGATGCTGCAATTAAAGCACACGACAACAGGGCTTATGTTCACGTAAGGTCTTGGTCTGATTTTGATGATTACTTTGAAGAAAGATTTAATAAGCATTCGTAATATGAAAACAGAATTAGAAAAGTTTATTGATTGGCTCGAAAATTATAATGAGTTTTGCTACAATAATAGCAAAGATTTAGTTTGGGATAATTTCGGGGAACAAAAAGTTCTTTCAGAAAGTGCCAAAAAATTCTATTCACAAGGATTAGCTATTGAAAGAATTTTAACTCGGATTATTGAAAAGAAGTTGATAGAAAAGCAAAAAGAAGAAATCAAAAAAGCGGCTATTGATTTTGCTATTTGGTGTGATGATAATGATTTATCTGACAATAATAAAACTTGGGATGATTGGTATAGAATATCAAAAACCTAATTGCTTTGAAAAAGCAAAAGCGGGCTGGCTATTTTTTATTTTTTCAATCACGAAACTGTCTTTGAAAAACGAATGTAGCAGCTTGCTTATAACTCTCTTATAGCCGCTATAAACTTTCGCATAATGACAAACGAACAACGCATACTAGATTACATGGTTAATTACGAACCCGAACAAACAGAGTTTAAAGAGGGCGTAACGTACTATACTGATACTTTAAAAACGCATCGCAGCTATTCAGCGCAATTAACGACCGCACCTAAAGGCTCGATAGCTTACAGAATGTATTTAAGCCGTGCGTTTGAGTGGTTAAAGCTGTTAAAAAAACACGGGGTAAAATTGCAAAACAAAATCAATTAACGTATATTTGCACCCGTGGAAACAATAAAAAAAGAAAACAGGGGCGGCAAACGCCCAAACGCAGGGGCGAAAAAAAAGTACGGCTCAACTACTTCGACCGTATGCTTTCGCGTACCCGACACGCACCGCGAGCAAATAGTAGGTATAGTACGCGCCTACCTCGATAAACTGAAACACGACTATAAACAGAAACAACACGAACCTAATTATGGATGCTAACAACTTACACCCCGTTACAAACTACCTTTACGACCAAATAGTAAACAAGCGCCAGCCGTTTACATACGACCTATATTTAGCAGCCGTTAAAATTGAACGCAGCCTAATAATAGACACCTTTAACGAGGGAGCTACATACGAGGCGTTAGGATTTAACCCAGCAAGCCCACACACTAGCGCGGGCGAAGAATACTACACCGAAACCGAGGCGGCGTTATGAGCAACCTATTAACCATACCGTGCGCGATTGAAAGCGTAGCAACCCGCCGCGATAAGACCATTAAAGTAATAATCGGTACGCAGGAGCTAACGCCCTCACAAATGAGCGAGCTGTTAAACCTATGGGCTAACGGCATAGGCGTTATGGCGTTTAAGGGCGAACAGTTTAACTATAACGACGAAGCGCTATTAAATAACCTAAAGCTCGATGCCGCAGAGCTTGGAAGCAAGACACCAAGCCAGCGCCTACGCGCCGCCCTATACGTTTTATTCGAGCAAAGCCCCGAAGGGTATAAGGAGTTTAACCTATACTACGCCGCTATGATTGAACGGTTTATAGATATGGTAAAAAAACGCATTGATAGTTATAAACTATAATTTTGTAAATTTGTAATTATGCCACTATTTCAGGGCGATAGCGACGCCGTTATACAAATGAATATCCGTAAGCTAATCGAAGAGGGTTACAGCCCGTCGCAAGCGGCGGCGATAGCATACGCCGAAGCTGAAAAGTGGCGCAAAGCACGAAACAAAAAATGAGGGTATCGTTTGACGTTGACGGCGTACTCGATACGCCAAAGGGTTTTGAAGCCGCCAAACGCGCAATAAATCGCGGCGACGATGTTTATATTATAACCGCCCGGAACGAACGATTTAGCCGTGAGGTTTACGAACTGGCAAAGGAGTTAGGCGTACCGCGTTTGCGCGTATATTTCACGAATGGAGCTGACAAATGGCAAACCGTTAAACGCCTAAGTATAGAACGCCACTACGATAACAATACCGAGCAACTCGATAAGATACGCGAAAACACTAACGCACAAACTGAAAAGGTATGAACGCGAAAGGTAATAAGATAAAGAAACGCATACCGTTACCCGGCGGCGCTCCCGAAAAGTATAAGCCCGAGTTTGCCGAAAAGGTGTACGATATGGCATTGCTAGGTTTAAAGGACGAAAGCATAGCTAAATTATTCGGGATTGCTGAAAGCACTTTAAATTTGTGGAAGCACGAACACCCCGAGTTATTAGAGGCATTAACGCGGGGGCGTGAGGTTGCAGACGCTGAAGTAACTAAAGCAATGTATAAACGTGCGCTCGGTGTAACGATAGTCGAAGAAGCATTAACAAAGGACGGTGAAGTAGTAAAGCTCCGAAAAGAGTTACCGCCCGACACGCCAGCGGCTAAACATTGGTTAGCGAATAGGCAGCGCGGTTTATGGTCGAATAACGGAGAGAGCCAAATAACAACGACCGAGCCGCTCGTTATTGTGCGAACCGAAACAAAAGATAAAGATGCTTAAAACAATGGGAGTAGCGTTATTAATGGCAGCGATACTATTAGGGTTTGCCTTTGCTATTTACGTAACGACTAAAGGCTTTACCGACGACGAAAACGATTAATGAAGTTTACCCTAACCGAAACACAAACGACCGCGTACGATTACGCCGTAGACGGTAGTAAACGCGTTATAGTTTTCGGCGGGGCAATACGTGGCGGTAAGACGTATTGGCTATTATTAACCCTAACATCGCTTTGTTTAACTTACCCGCGCTCGAGGTGGGCAGTTATTCGTAAAAGCCTACCCGATTTAAAACGCACCACGTTCCCGAGCTTTGCCTCTATAATGATGGACGGCGTAAGTAACTACGTTAAAAATTGGAATAGAGAAACAAACGTTATAACTTTTACCAACGGCTCGGAGCTTATCTTTATGGCTGAAAGTTTCGACGAAGATAAAGACCTAAACCGCTTTAGGGGTTTGGAAATAAACGGCGCTGGCTTGGACGAAGTAAACGAACTGCAAGAGGTAACGTTTTACAAAGTACAAGAGCGTATAGGTAGCTGGAATAAAGCACACGGTAAGCCGCCTATCGTTTGCCTTGCTACGTGTAACCCAGCGCAAAATTGGGTTAAGTCGATTATATACAATCGTTACCGGGAAAACACCCTACCCGAACGCTGGGCTTACATACCGAGCCGCATAACGGATAACCCGCACATCGCACCCGAATATCTAGAGAGCTTAAAGGAATTACCGCCTATTCAGTACGCCCGTTTCGTCGAGGGCGATTGGGACGTACTCGATGACGTTGCTAACCCTTTCTTATACGCTTGGGACGATGCAAAACATATTGACGATAGCGTAACACATAACCCGCACCTACCGACCTTTATTAGTGTGGACTTTAACATTAACCCTTTATGCGCTTTGATAATTCAAAACGTAGGTAGTGCGGCTAGGGTAGTGGACGAAATAAAGATAGAGCGCGGGTCAATAGATGCGTTTTGCGATGCGGTCGAAGCGCTTAACATACCTACGGGCTTATTACGTATTACAGGCGATGCAATGGGCAAGGGCGGTACTATTCAGGAACGCGACAACTCGAGCGCCTATATTCAAATTAAACGGCGTTTAAAGTTAGCCGATAACCAAATAATAATACCCGCTAACCCGCGCCACGTTAATAGCCGTATTGACTGTAACGCAGCGCTACGTAAGCTAGATATAAAGGTTAATAGCAAAACGTGCAAGGGGTTTGTATTCGATGCTAAGCAAGTGCAATGTAACGCGGAGGGTCAAATAATAAAAGCAAACCGTAAAAACTTAACCGAGCGCGCCGATTATTTAGATTGTTTTCGTTACTTTGTGAATGCAATTTTAAAGCGTTATATATGAGCGTATGCAGCACTTGTTTCGATAGTGGTATAACCGTAGACGGTTGCGCGGCGGGTATATTTTTCGGATACGTTACACCTAACACTAACTATACAGTTACGGTTACGCATAACGCTACAAACCGCGTACAAACCTTTGAAACTACTTCGGACGGCGACGGTTTGCTAGGTATTCAAAACGCAAAGATAGATAACGGGCAAGGCTATACGATACGGCTGCAAGGCTGCGATAACTTTACGATATGCGAAAACGATTACGCCTGTATAACCTTTGCTGTCATAAACAGCGATGCCGAAGCGGGTGGCACTATCAACCTATTAGACTGTATTCAATGCGGCGGATAATATCAATATTCAAAGGTTTTTATTTGTACCTAACAAGTAACAAAGAGGCAAACGCATTAAGCGAAACACGCTACCCCGTTTGTCAGGTATGCGAGTATAGACATAAAGGGCTAGACACCTGTAAGCTGTGCGGCTGTTTTCTCCCAGCTAAAACCCGCGTTAAAGACGAAGAATGCCCCAACGGCTATTGGACTTAAAGGCTATGTTAGGGTTTATCGTTTGTACGGCAAAAGCTAAACGCGGTTTAGATACGGACGACGAAACACTACGCGAGATAACCGAAACCGACGCAGGCGAAACCGATATAATAATTAACGTAACGGATATAAGTTACATATTCGAAGCTGAAGAAACGACCGTTATGCAAATGATTAGCGGCGCACAAATAGAACTAACAGACACACTAGATGCAATTATTCAAAAGATTAGGCGGTCGACTGCGATTAATGTTATGGCGCAATAGAAACCCCGAGCTACCTAAATACAACCTAGTACAATTATTTGAACGTGAAGGGTACACTTATTACCGCTTCCCGAAAGAAACGAGCCTACCGTTAGAACGCTTTGCTATGAGCATGGGTTTACTCGAGCGTTTAAGCTCGGGTTTATCGGGTTCGGAAATGGAGCAGATACTTACGGAAATGGAAAAGGCTTTAGGCGCTGGGTTAAGCAACCCGAAGAACGCGGCTGTTATGGCTACCTACATACACATAATAAGGGAGCGCCAAAATACGATAGTACACCGCGACCTATTATTAAACATAGCCGCAACTTGGGTAGTACGCTCGGACGAAAACCCGTCTATTATAAACCCCGATATACATAAAAAGAAACTAGAAGTATTTGAAGCGATGGCAGGGGAGGGGTCGCACGCTTTTTTTACCAAATTGGATATACCAGCACTCAAACCCTTACTAAGTATTTCGCCGCAAGACTTAACGGTATTATGGGAATACAACCTAACCCAAATACAAAAGCTCAACGAGGCTCTAGCCCTACTGACTACTCACCGGGAAGACGGGCAAAGAAAGCGCAAGATAGTTTAAGGGAACAAGTCATGCACGTTGCGGGTAACAACGTTTTAGAATTTAAGGAATTAATGGCAAGCGAGGTCGAGCTTTTTTTACTTAAATTTGAAATGTTTTATAAGCAAAACCGCGATGGCAGAAATAGTAATTAAGTACCGCGCCGAGGTTGCAGACCTTACCGCCGAAATTAATAAGATTAACGAGGCGAATAGCGAAATAGAAAAGGGCGCTATTAAAACGGCTAAGGTTGTAGCTACGACCTTTCAAGGCGCTGCCAAAACTTCGGCGGCTGCGTTTAGCGGTGGCGAAATAAGCAACGCGTTAAAACAAAATGCAACGGCTATTGAACAAGTAACCAAAAAAGCCGAACCATTAACTCGAACCTTACGCGGTTTAAAAAATGAAATACTAGCCCTCGAAGAAGCGGGCGACGTAACTAGCGATAGGTTTAGAAATTTAGTAGCTGAAAGCGCGAGGCTCGAAGACCAAATAGGTGATACCCGCGCACGTATTAGTAACCTCGCGAGCGATACATTAAAATTCGATGCAGGCTTACAAGCGGTACAAGGTTTAGCCGCTGGGTTCGAGGTTGTGCAAGGTACGGCGGCGTTGTTTGGAGCTGAAAATGAAGACCTACAAAAGAGCTTGTTAAAGGTTCAGGGCGCTATGGCGGTCGCTAACGGTTTGCAGCAAATAAGTAATTTATTACTTGAAGAAAGCAAGCTAAAGACCGTAGCGTTAACAATAGCACAAAGGGTTTACGCTGGGGCGGTTGCCTTAACTAGCGGCGCGTTAAAAGGCTTAAAGGTAGCCCTAGCCGCTACGGGTGTAGGCGCGTTATTGGTAGCGCTCGGGGCGGTCGTTGCTTACTGGGACGATATTAAAGGCTTAATAACGGGCGTAAGCGCTGAACAGGAAAAGCTAAACGAAACAACTAAAAATAACTTACAACGCCTAGATGACGAACTAAAGCTATTAGAGTTACAGGAAAACGCGTTAAAGCTACAAGGTAAAACCGAAGAGGATATAATTAAGTTAAAGCAACTTAAAATACAGCAGTCGATACAGCAAACTAAAATTGATATTGAAAACGCTAAGACTGTACGAAAGCAGCAAGTCGAAAACTCTAAATTAGCATTTGAAGTATTGCAGGGTATAGGTAGAGTAGGTATTGAATTAATAACAATAGCGTTTAGGGTTTCGGCTGCGGGTATTGATGCCGCAATTTTAATATATGACCAGTTCGCAGAAAAGCTAGGTTTGGAGAAAATAGGAACGACGTTAAACGAGCAAATAAGTAAGTTAAACGAGGGCGTTACAACCTTTGCCGCTAACTTTGTTTTTGACCCCGAAGCAACGGCTAAAGAGGGCGACAAAGCCGTAGCCGAAGCCGAACTACGGTTAGCCGAATTAGAGTCAACAAACGACGGTTATACCTTAAAGCTAAAAGAAATTGAAAAGGAGCGTACCGATAACGCTAACGCGGCAAATAAAGAGCGTGCCGACAAAGCATCGGACGCGGCGAAGAAAGCCGAAGAAGACGCGAAGAAAGCCCGCGAGCGTTTAGCGCAAATCGAAAACGAGGCTTTCGTTACCCAGCTAACCGAACAACAAAAGGTACGTGCCGAAACAAATGAAAAGATTTTAGACCTTGAGAAAACATTTACCGAGGCGCGTTTTAAGGCGGGAACGGTTGAAGCATTGCGAGCTGAAAAAGAAAAGAACGACGCCATAGACCAACTAATATCCGATAGAGATAAACGCATTAAGGAGCTTGAGAAAAAAGATTTAGAAGCCAGCGTAGCTAAACAAATCGAAGCTACTAAAGCGGCGGCTAACGCTACAACCGAAGAACAAATATTAGCCCTACAAACCCAGCGCGATATTGAACTAGCAAACGCCGAAGCGCTCGGTAAAGACAAAGTAGAAATAACAACGCGCTATAACACGCAAATAGCTGATTTAAATAAACAGTTAGCGCAAAGCGAGTATAACACCCGCGTAGATAATTTAAAGGCTTTAGAGCTTATAGAGGGCAGCACATTAGACCGCCGTTTGGAGCTTATTAATATCGAAGCGGCGCGGCGTAAAAAAGAGGCTACCGATACCATTAAAGACAAAGAGGAACTAGACGCTAAGCTAAAGTTAATAGATGCCGAAACGCAAAACGTGATACGTGAGGAAAGAAAGAAAACACGCGACGAACAAATAGCACAAGTAGAAGAAGTAGCTCAAGCTACCGCAGGGGCGTTTAGTGCTTACGTAAACCTAGTTAACCAAATAAGCGAGCAACGTATAAACGCAATTAATCAAAGCTCTGAATTAGAACTAAAGGCTATTAACGATAGCCAAAACAGCGAGATAACTAAAGAACGCCAGCGTGAAACGTTAAAGCTAAAAACCGAAAGGGCGATAGCAAAAGAGAAAACTAAACAAGCTATGTTAGACAAGCAATTAGCTTTGTTTAACGCGATTATAAGCACGGCGGCGGCTATTGCTAAAGTATCTAATAACCCTGTTTTAGTAGCCCTTGCAGCCGCTACGGGGGCGTTACAAATTGCTACTATTGCCTCGCAGCCTATACCTAAATACGCACGAGGCGGTTTAATCGGTGGGCGCTTGCATAGCGGGGGCGGTACGTTAATCGAAGCTGAACGCGACGAGTATATTATTAACCGAGGTCAAAGCATGAAGCACCGCCGCGAGCTGGACGCTATCAATACAAGTAGCGAGGCGTTTAGGCGGCTTATAGACGAACGTTATGTACGCCCAGCTATTAATTATTACCTTAGTAAAAAAGAACGCGGCTTAACGCTTAATGCTTCGTTAAATTCTAAAAGTATGGAGCGCGAACTAAAGGGTATGCGTAAAGATTTAAAGCGCCAAAACACCGTTATAAATATTAACGCTTCGGATAACCGTTACACATGGCAGTAAGTTTACAATTTATAATTGACGGTATTGATAGGGGGCAACCTTTAAACCCCGAGGATTTTTCGATACAGATAAACGAAGACGATACCATAGGGGCGCGTATAGTTAGCTTTGAAAATGAGCTAACGTTTGGCGGCGATGTTTATAGTTACCTTGTAAATAAATTAGCAACCTCTGGCTATTGTGAATTAGTACGTGTAAACGTTCAATACCTATGCAATAGCGGTACATGGCAAAAGCTCGTAGACGGTTATATAATTGTAACCGAGTGTACGTTTATGCTCGACCGTTGTCAAGTAAAGACCAAGCTATACGACGAAACATTTAGCACTAAAATAAATAATAATAAGGCTATACCGTTTTCGCTATCGCTAACACAAAGTAAAAACGGTGTTACTATTACACCGCCTACGCTTCGACGTTTAGAAGTATTTTTACCCAGCACGGGAATATACGAACCGCTATGCGCTTACGGCTACCCTGTTTACGATGTGTTTAAACATTTGGTAGCGTGCATGAGCGATGGGCTTATAGATTTTGAAAGTAATTATTTTAAATACGTAAACCCCGATAACAACGTACCAGCTTATACATTAGGCAAATGCTTACGCACGCGCACTATTTTAGAAATGACGGCAAACTTCGAGCAGCTTTATAACGCAATGCGTAGTAAATTACAGCTCGGGTTAGGTTTTGAAAAACAGACTAACGGTAGACCGTTATTACGCATAGAACCTATAAGTTATTTTTATCAAAATTCGCCATCAGCTAATTTAAACGACCAGCCCGAAATAGAAATGAAGTTTGATACGGCGCGTTTATATCAGGCTGTTACGTTTGGCAATGAGCAAGTATTAGAGCAGCAAGATTGTAACGGCGGGGCTACGGCGTGTACCTTTGCACAAACGCCGTTTAGAGGTTTTAGAAATGAAACGTTTGGGTTTACGGGCGAATGTAATACAAGCAATATTTTAAACCTCGAAACGAATAGCATTATATTCGATGCTAATACTATCGAGGACGTTATAGCGTTTGCAGCCGACGGCTACGATACAAATAACTTTGTTATACATTGCAACTATTACGACTTTAATTCAAACCCTAATTGTTTAGTAGCTAACGCTGGCGACCCTTACGGTTTAGGACAAACTATTTATAATGCTGAATACACAAACGAGCGTATGAGTAGTAATTGGTTAAGCGGATACCCTAATACGTTAAGTAGTTTTTTAGAGGGCTTTAATACGGTACTTACGCCGTTTACTGTAAACTTTATTTCGGGCGTAGCACCTCAGCAATTAATTAACCAAGTTAGGTGTACCATACCGCCAAAGGTTTCAATATTAGACGATACCTCACACTTTGCAATATATTTAGCCGAAACGAGCGACCCTAATAACTTATTTAATTTAGATACGTATAATGTACCCTTTGCGGGTGTTTATACATTTGGAGCTGGAATAATATTCGAGGGTATGCGCGACGCGGCTAATAATGCAATAGACCCCGTTAATTGGGGGCGTTTAGGCGAAATAAGGATAGAGCATTATAATAGCGACGATTTATTTATTCAATCAGATGTATATAATTTTTCGTCAGCTTCAACAACGGATATTTGGGCGGAAATACCCAGCTATACAATAGTATGTAATCAAGGCGATAAAGTAAGAGTTAATGCAGCCGTAGCCCGCGCAACGGGTAGCCCGATATATGAAAGCCTACAAAGGTTTTTGCAAACCGCTAATACATTTAATGCAGGGGTAAAAACAACTTACTTTACAGGTAGCGGTGTGCCGTTTGATGAAAGCGAATTGCAGCCTATTGATATAGATAGCGTTCAAGCCTACCTATATAAGTTTAACCGCCCTTTAACGATGGCAGAAATAAACGCCATAACTAGCGAAACATCAAAGCCTATTTTACTAGGGCGCGAAGCTGACCCGTTAGCGGTTATACCTACGTACATTAAAACAATAAGCATACAGTCGGTTATGCGTAAAAATGCAGACTTTGAATTAAAATCTAATAAGCTGTTACAATGAGCTACACCTCTATACCAAACCAACCTATACTATTTAACTCGACGTTACCCGAACCGTGTGAGGGGTGTAATAATGAGTTTACGCAGTTAGCCGATTTTAACGACGAGCTTTTTTGGCAGCTCGAGGCGGGCGCTTGCGGTTCGTTCGAATACGTTAGCGACTTTATTTCGAGCTGGAATAAAAGCGGTTCTACGATAACCTCGTTAGGTACGAACGGCGCGTATAGCCAAGACTATGCACGCTTTGACGTTGTAGGTAATGCGTTGCTTACGGTTAGTGTTTATAATATAACAGGTAAGCTCTACGTAGAATTATTAGGCGGTAATAGCGTAATAATAACCGCACCGGGTACTCATGAGATTTATTTAAGCACTACCGATTTAACAAGCGCAAATATTACGTTATACTTTTACACCGATACCATAAACACCTTTAACGGTTCGTTTGCTATTGATAGTTTACAGCCTATACCTAACGGCGGTTTATTCGCTGGGTTAGTAGACCCCGAAACGTTAGCCGTTGTTCAAGTATTAGACCCTGTTATTACAACTAGCAATCAATACCTAACCGCTGCCATAGCGTTAAATGATTACGAGCTAAATGCGGGCTGTTACCGTTTGGCAATAGCGGACTATTGCGCTAATACGTGCGGTCAATACTTTGTCTATAACCCTTACTTTAACGGGCAACCGTTATGTATAGGTTGCGTACCTATTGGGTGGAATAACAATGTAATTAGCGGGGCAGAAACATGGAACGTAGGTAGCGGACAAGCGGATATTACTTTTGTAAACGCTACCGACCAAACCGAGTTAGTAAGCGTTACCGAGTTTTGCGAGGGCGTAGAATATAGCGTAACGATTAAAGTACAATCAATAAGCAATGCTAGGCTAAGGCTGTTAGTCGATGGCGTAGTATTACAAACTATTTCAACGGCGGGTACGCATACCTTTAATGTTACACCTAGCCAAAGCGGGGCGGTAAGTATTTTAGGGTTTAGCTTTAGCGGCGTCGGTGCAATTACCTTAACACAACTTAGCGCCCGCGCTTATAAAGAACACGCTATTTACGATAAATACAGCGACGTTATAAACGTAGGCGATTACAGCGACGAATGTAGGTACTTTAAAATAGAGGGCTGTAATGCTGAAAACCAATTTGGGTTAGGCTTTAACGGTACTTCGTTTTTACCGGGGATTCGATTAGAGGGGCGTAGGTTTCAACCGCAATACGACACCGACACCGATTTATTTAGGTATGCCTCGGGGCGCTGGGTAGCGAGCTACGTAGACCGCCGTAAAAAATTAAACTATTATTTCGGGCGTTTACCTGAATACGTGCTGGACTTTCTTTCGATAGTATTTTACTTCGATAACTGTTACGTTAACGGCGTGGCGCACATACCGAGCGAAAACGAATTTCCGAGCATTGAATATAACGACGCCGACGATTTAGGGGCTTTAACTATCGAGCTTTATAAACAGACCGACAAAGTACGTAAAACAATATGTAGCGGAACGGATGCAAACTGTTTACCGTCGATATTAGATTTAGGTAGCGAGCCGTTTATATTAGCACAGGACGGCGACCGTTTACTAACTCAAAGTAACGTTAATCTATATCAACAATAATTTATTTATATTTGCATAAGTCATTTGAGCATTTTAGGTGTAACGGCTACGACCTATCGAACCGAGCCAAAACATTAAACACCTTTTAAATTATGGGATGCGTAAGCTATTGCGACTCCGAGTTATTAGCTCATAACCTTGTTGACTGTAACGAATATAAATTAGGTGGCGTTTCTGCAATTATTGTAGGGGCTTGTAATACTACGCTCGCTGACCCTAGCGATGCGACGGAAGTACAAAACCTATTAACTGCGGGTACGGCACGTATAATTGAAGATATTCGTTTTGCTTTGCCAGCGGGTTCGCCTGTAACTGTGGATAGCCCTATTGGATGCGGTACACCTATCCGCATTAACGAAGACCGCACTGCTACATTATACGACGCGAATGTAACCGACGAAAATAACCTATTTTGGAACGACGTAAATAACCGTCGTATCGGTTGGATTTTAGCCTATATGTGCGACAGCGGTAAAGTAATTTTTATCGACCCGCCCGTGGGTATTACTACTAGCGCTAACTTTATTTTGCCCGAGCAGAATAACGAACTTCAGCGCTACGAAGTAACCTTTTCATGGCGCGATAAAGATATTCCAGCTCAATACAATGCACCAGCAGGAATATTCAGCTAACTCGTTAAACCAACAGAAGCCCGCCCCGATTAATTTCGGGGTGGTGCTTTTTGCGTTTGGTAAGCACCATTACTACGGCGCGGCGTATAACCTTGCTTATTCAATTAAGAGGTTTAGCCCGTCGGTTAATATTGCTTTGTTCGTTGACGATACGAGCAAGGCATACGGCTACGCTAACGGGTTAGCCGATTTAGTAGATAGCATAAACACCATTAAGCCCGAGCATTTACAAACGGGCGGTAAGCTAGACCCCGGCAAACTAAAGGTAAACCTATACGAGTATTTACCTTTCGAGAATAACGTTTATTTAGACGTGGACGCCGTGGCGCTTAAAGATATTACCCCGATGCTTAACGAGCTTATAGGGGCTAAAAAAGATTACATAAGCCATACAGTAGGCTATCACAATATAAAGCAAGGGCGGGCAATACCGTCTATGCAATGGGCTTGGGCTGACGATATTTGGCAGCATTTCGAATTGAAAGAAACCGACACGTTACCAGCCATAAACAGCTCTATTCAATTTATTCGTAAGGGTGAAACAGCCGAACGTTTATACGCAACGGCTAAATACTTTTACGAAAACGAACCGCTACCCGTAAATAAGCTACGTATGAAGTGGGGCGGCGGGCAACCCGACGAACTTTACATGAACGTTGCGTTAGCTAAATTAGGTTTAGACCCTGCCATAATTGCAGCGGGTCAAACCGATGGGGCTGAAAACGGTTACATACACTTTGCCGTCTCGCGCCGTTTATCGTTTGCCGAAGTAACCGAGCGTTTTTATTTGCAAAGCTATTACGGTGGGCAGGGCTTTACGCCGTTGTTTTATATCGACTGGCTAGACCGATTATTAAAGCAATGGCATCGCGAAGAAAACAAAATGCACGCTCATTTCATAAATCGAATAACCTCTAACAAATATGCCGGAAACAAAAAATAAAAAGGCGGCAAAGCCAAAAGCCGAAACCCCTAAAGCGACTAAACCGAAAAAAGAAAAGGTAGTAAAAACAGAGTACGTTTACGCGCTCGAACCGCTACCCGAAAAGGAGCTAAAAACAACGGCTACCTTTAACGAGCAACCGCGCCACGGCTGGAATAGTGAGCCTGACGTTTGCGAGTTTATCGGGTCATTGGTTAAAATGCTAGGCGCTAAAGCTGTTTTAGAGGTGGGCGTTTTCGAGGGTGAAACCTCGATTAAAATTATAGAGGCATTACCTAACGGCGGTTACTACGCAGGGATTGATATAAACGACCATAGGAAGCATGAATTAAAGCGCGACGGTATAGCAGTCGATTTTATTTTAAACGAGAGCCAAAACGCTTTAAAACAATTTCCCGCTAAACACTTCGATTTTATTTTTGTAGACGGCGACCATAGCTGGGAGAATGTTTTACCCGAGTTTAAAGAAATTGAAAGGGTAATAACTGACGGCGGCATAATTGCCTATCATGATACGCTACACATACCCGACGTTAAACGTTTAATTGAATACGCTCAACACTATAAATATAACGCCGTTACTTTAAACACTTCGGAGGGGCGCGGCTTAACACTACTTCAAAGATTATGAAACCGACCTTTTGCCGTTCTAAATCGTGCGGCTCGCACGTAATAAATAAACCAACTACTAAAGCCGTCGCATAATGGCACTAACAATAGACGAAATTAACAAGGTAGTTAAACGCTTTGCCTATATGTATAAGGGCTGGAATGAGGCGCAACGCAGCGCCCCGTTAAACCCTATTACTAAACAGCGTGTAGGCGTTTCACAATACCCTGAATATTGGGACGGGTATAACTACGCCGCTAAAATGTATGATAGCATTTTGCCGCATACCCGCCCCGACGTTTACCCCGAGCATTTGTTAAGCGTTCGCGCCCCGAACCAAACCGACGTACAAGCGCAATACATAAAGGCTAACTATAAGCCTACTACGTTAAGCGTGTTTGAGGATTTTAAAGCAACGGTAAGCCGTGCGTTTGCCGACCAAAATTGGTCTATTAAATATATGCCTGAAATGGACGAACGTTTTGGGGATGATACCTTTCAAAGGTTTGTAAACGAAGAAATAGAAAAGTTTGGAAGCGTCGAGGCGTTCGTTAAAACTATGCTGCCGACCTTAAAGCTCGTAGACCCTAACGGTATTATAGCGATTGAACCCGAAGAAGTAGAAACGGTAGAAACCGAAGAAACCGAAACCGAGGTAATAAGCAACGAGCTATTAAAACCTATGCCTGAATACTATTCATGTAAATCGATTGTAGGGCAAAGGTTCGGCGAATATTATTTAGTAATAACCGACGATAAAACCGAAGTAAAAGCGGGTTCTAAAATGGAGCGTAGCGGGTTAGTGTTGGAGCTATACGATAATGCTAACATTTGGAAAATATACCAAACGGGCAAAAAATCTGAAATGGAATTTAGCGAACCCGTGCTATACTTTAACCATAATTTGGGATACGTACCGTGCCATAAATTACAGGGTATGCCGCAAATGATAAACGGCGAAATATGTTTCCAATCGCCTTTCATTACCGCCGTACCTTTTCTCGACCAAGTCGTATTAGACGAAAGCTATTTGCAAATTAGCAAGGCTACAAGCGCGTTCCCGTTTATGGTGGCGCTGGGTGAGGTTTGCGACTTTGTGGATAGAGAGGGTAATAAATGCGTAGACGGTCAGCTATTCGACCCTATTAACGGCGGCTATCGTACTTGTCCATCGTGTAGCGGTGGCGGTTTGAAGTCAAGGTTTAGCCCAACGGGTATGCTATTAATCAAACCGAAAACGTCGGTAAGCGAGGGCGACACGGGTATTAGTGGCGAATACTTAAAATTTGTTTCGCCGACGATGGACACGTTAAACTTTTTGCGTGTAGAAATTGAAGCGCAAATGAAAAAGGCGCGGGCTATATTACACCTACCGAGCAGCGATAGCACGGCGGGCGTAGGCGAAGCCGTAACCGCTACGGGTAGCTTAAATAAGATGCGTAGCCTATACGCCTTTTTAAAGCCTATTAGCGACCAGCTATTTAGCTTGTATGAGTTTATATTGGTAACTACGGGGCGTATGCGTTACGGCGAATTATTTGGGGGCGTTTCTTTAGTGTACCCTACGACGTTTGATATTAGCACGCCGTCCGATTATTTAGCGGTAATAGGTGAGGGTATAACAGCGGGCGTACCTCCGTCGGTAACGTTTAGCAACGTGTATAATTACATTAAAGCGATACATTATACTGACGAAGAAACAAGCGCTATTTACGATTTAATAATTCATGCAGACGAATTATTGTTAATGAGTAGCGCCGATATAGCTGCAAGGGTGGCGAACGGCACGGTTGAAAAATGGCAGGACGTTTTACACTTTAGCGCCCCGCAGTTAATCATGGAGCTTATACGTAACTACATACCGACCGAAGAAGCGCCGCAATTTACTGACCTACCATTACAAGAACAAGTAATACAGCTCCGTAATATCGCAGCGGGCAAAGTACGTGAGCAACTAGACCCTATCCAACAAGCGCAACGCGACTTATTAAATGGCATCGCTGGATAGTTTAGTAAAAAAGAAAATTAGGTTATTTGAACAAATACCTAAAGATATGGCTACGAGCGCCGAAAAGGCGCAGCTACAAGCGTGGCGTACCGTTGAGCCGTTACTTCGTGAAATGGACGTAGATAGTAACGGTAACATTACACAAACCGACGCTAACATAAACCGCATAGGCATAATAGCCGAAGAACTAAATAAGGTATTAGCAGGCGGCGAATATAAAGAGGCGGTAAGTAAATTTTTAAGTCAGATAGGCGAGGGCGTAAAGCTATCTACCGAAATAGCGCAAACGTTCGAGGCTGGGTTTGAGCCTACCGAGGCTCAACGTAGGTTAGTGCAAATAAGCCAGCAAAACGCTATTAATAGTTTTTTCGGTAGCGGCTTACGTGAAAGGGTAACGCAACCTTTTTTAGAACAGCTAACGGCTAACATAGCAGCACGCGCCCCGCTGCGTGAGGCGGTCAAAGCATTAAGCGCAACTATAATAGGTGACGATAAGCTCGACGGTAATTTACTCGGGCATATTAAAACAACGGCTTCAACCGCCCAAGCGATAGCCGACCGTAGTTATAGCGCGGCGGTAAACGAGGAAATAGGTATTAATTGGTTTGAGTATTTAGGGGGCGAAATACCTACAACGCGGGAATTTTGCGCGCATCGTGAGGGCGAAATATTTCACCGTAAAGAAATAGAGGCGTGGGGTAACGGTAAAAATAGCGCGGGAATAGACGATATTAAAGGCGGTACGTGGGCGGGGCGTATAGATGGCACAGACCAAAAAACAATATTTACCAACGTAGGCGGCTGGAATTGCCGTCATGATTTAGTACCGATACCCGCAACTAAAGTACCCGAAAGCGTTAAGGCTCGCGTAAGGGCGCAGGGGTTTATTGATTAAGCCAAAAAAAAATTAAATTATTTTTTGTTTGCGTTTGCTATTTCAAAAATAGTTTCTATATTTGTG